TGTTTACGAGCATCCAGAGAAAGACCATACTTATATGATGACAGTTGACGTTGCTAGAGGAACAGGAAAAGATTATTCTGCTTTTGTTGTTGTTGATATTACTTCTTTTCCATATAAACTAGTAGCAAAATACAGGGACAATGACATAAAACCAATTCTATTTCCTTCTATTATTGATAAAGTAGGAAGAGCATACAACTATTCTTATGTTCTTGTTGAAGTGAATGATATTGGTGAACAAGTTTCCAATATGCTCCATTTTGATTTGGAATATAGCAATCTTTTGATGTGTGCGATGAGAGGTCGTGCAGGTCAATTAGTGGGTCAGGGGTTCTCTGGAAAAAAATCTCAACTTGGAGTGAAGATGTCTAAAAATGTCAAAAAGGTTGGATGCTCGAACCTTAAGACTATAGTAGAAGATGATAAGGTAATAATTAAAGATTATGATGTTATCAGTGAATTGACCACGTTTATCCAACGCAATCAATCATTCGAGGCAGAAGATGGTTGCAATGACGACCTTGCAATGTGCCTGGTTATTTTCTCTTGGTTAATCGTTCAACCTTATTTTAAGGAAATGACCGATAATGATATTCGTAAGAGAATTTATGATGAGCAGAAAAATCAAATTGAGCAGGATATGTCCCCATTTGGTTTTATATCTGATGGATTAACAGAAATGGAAACTAGTTTTGTAGATAAAGATGGAGATAGATGGCATCTTGATGAATATGGAGATATGGCATATATGTGGGATTATAGATAGATGGATTTAGAAGAGCAATTTGAAAGAGAATATCTATTTTTAACTGAAAGAACTTGCAGGATCTGTAAAGAAACTAAAGATTTAATTGATGGGTTTTACTTGACTCGTAAAGGTAGAGGACGAGTTCCTTCTGCATATTCTTATGAATGTAAAGAATGCACTATAAAAAGAATTACAGAAAATAGAAAAATATCCCCAAAAATAGCAAGTAAGTGGGAATATCCTGACTGGTAAATTGTTCATTGGTGATTTCCCCAACTTAAAGAGTGCAAATTATAAATATTATTAGACAAAATAGACTTCTTCAGAGGTAAACAGATGGCGGTAAATTTAGTATCCCCTGGGGTAAATGTGAGAGAAGTTGACTTGACTGTTGGTGGCATTACCCAAGCTGCTCAGCAAGTCGGTGCATTTTGTGGCCCATTCGAAAAAGGTCCAGTAAATCAACCCGTATTAGTAGAAACAGAACAAGATTTATTAAAGTACTTCGGGAAACCACAAACTGCAGATGGTCAGAACGAGTACTGGTTAACAGCATCAGCATATTTGTCATATGGTGGCGTTTTAAGAGTTGTTAGAACAAATTCATCTTCTGCTACTCTTCTCAACACAGCATATGTCGGTGTTGCAGGAACAGTAAGTAATTTTAGAATTGAGAACAAAGAAGATTATTTAACTAATCACACTGATGATACTGATTGGTATTTTGCAGCAAAAGAACCAGGAAGTTGGGCAAATAATTTAAAGGTTTGCATGATCGATAATGCTGCTGACCAAATAATCAGTGGTATTAATACTCAGTTTTCAACTATAACTGGATTAGCAACTGCATTTTCAGTTGCTAATGCAACAATAGGAATCAATACCACAATAATTTCTGGCATCAATACTTCTGGAATTACATTAGAAACTCTTGTTCAGACTGACAATACAGCAAATGGAGTTGCAGCAAGAACTGCAATTATCAGTGTCAGTGGAGCTAATGGTGGAACAATCGTTCTTGAAACTCCAACAACCAACATTGGAGTAGTAACAACAACATTAAGATTTGGTTCACAAACATCTTTCCAAACAGCAAATCAAATTCAAGTAGGATATGCTGTTACCCAAAAATTAAACAAGACAGGAATAGAAGGAAGCAATGTTGTAACTTATGATGGATTCATCAGAGGATTAGTAACAGAGGTAGGAACAGGTCAAATAAGTATTAGAGTAACAGATAGAGTTGATTCTTCTGGTGTATCTACACCAATAGACTACAAGAATCCAGGATCAAGCACTGGATTGAATGCATCATCATTTGATACTTTTAGTACAGATGCTTTCTATGTTTCTCCATCTGGTGGATCACCAGTTGAATATAGCAATAGTAATTTTAATGTTTTAGATTGGTACGATCAGCAAACATTGGGACTCCAAAATAGTAATGTTTATTGGAAAAGTATTGCACCAAAACCAGGTACTTCACAATTCGCATCTGAAAGAAATTCAAAATATGATGAACTTCACGTTATTGTAGTTGATGATACTGGTTCAGTTACTGGAATTAGTGGAAATCTACTAGAAAAATTCATAGGAATTTCGAAAGCAACTGATAGTAGAATTTCCCCATCTGAGTCAATATATTATAAAACTTATATTGAAAATAAATCAAATTATATCTACTCTGGAGTAGATCATACTGGAACTTCGTCAAATATAGTTGCACAAAGTGGAAGCACTACAGTATTCGCTCTCGTCACTGGAAGTTGGTCAACTGAGTCTCAAAACAAAGTATTTAATACTGTTGGCAAAAAAACTTATTCATTAACTGGAGGAAATGACTATAGTGGAGTAAATAATATTGGTGGATATTCAATATCCAATGCCGACTTAATCAATGCATATTCAGTTTTCCAAAATCCAGCAGAATACGAGATCAACTATTTAATTAGTGGACCATCAGCAGCATCATTATATGAATCTCAGGCAAAGGCAAATGCATTAATTGCAATTGCTGAATCAAGAAAGGATTGCGTTGTTGCTATTTCTCCTCATCGTGATGGTATTGTCAATGTTCCAGATGCCGAATCTCAAACAAATAATATTATTGAATTTTTTGATCCATTAACATCTAGTTCTTATGCAATTTTTGATAGTGGATACAAGTACACATATGATAGATTTAATTCTAAGTTTGTGTATATTCCATGTAATGGAGATGTTGCAGGTCTAATGGCAAGAACAGCAATTCGCAATTATCCTTGGTATTCACCCGCAGGAAGTTCTAGAGGTGCATTAAATAATGTGGTGAAGTTGGCATATAATCCAACCCAAGCACAACGTGATGCACTTTATACTAGAAGAATTAATCCTATTATTTCTTCTCCTGGTGCTGGATTTATTCTATTTGGAGATAAAACTGCTTTAGGATATTCTTCAGCATTTGATCGTATCAATGTCAGAAATCTGTTCTTAACAATTGAAAAGGCAATTGAAAGAGCAGCAAGAGCACAGCTCTTTGAATTTAATGATACCGTAACAAGAGCAAATTTCATAAACATTGTAGAACCATACTTACGTGATGTAAAAGGAAAGAGAGGAATTACTGATTTTATTGTGGTTGCTGATGAAACAAATAACACTCCTGATGTGATTGATTCTAATCAATTTAGAGCAGATATTTATATCAAACCAGCAAGATCCATCAACTTTATTGGTCTTAATTTTATTGCTACTCGCACTGGAGTCAGCTTCTCTGAAGTAATCGGAACCGTTTAATTTTTAGAGGTAACCACAAATGGCAAACACACCCGAATATTCAAATAGAACTTTAGATACATTTAAATCGAAATTAGTAGGTGGTGGTGCAAGACCAAACCTCTTTGAATGCGAAATTGCATTTCCAGATGGTTTAGGCATTATTGCAGATGAAGACTACAATTTTATGATAAAAGCAGCAAGTCTTCCTGCTTCTAACATTAATGTAATTAATGTTCCATTTAGGGGAAGAAATCTTAAAGTTGCTGGAGATAGAACATTCGATCCTTGGTCGATAACTGTCATCAATGACACCAACTTTAAGATTAGAAATGCTTTTGAGCAGTGGATGAATTTCATCAATCGTCATGATGATAATGCGGGGGTCATTACTCCTGCCGCATATCAAGTTAATATGAAAGTATTCCAGTTAGGTAGAGGCAATACTGCCGATGCAACTAGAGGAACATTACCAGGACGTTCAGAACAAATTCCAGTTCTTAAGGCATATAAGTTTTATGGTGTATTCCCAACAGCAGTAAGTTCAATTGAACTTTCTTATGATAATGCAGACGCAATTGAAGAGTTCAGCGTGGATTTACAAGTTCAATGGTGGGATGCTGCTGATTCGGGAAATAATTCCATTCTTGGTGTGGAGAATTTCTGATACATTATAAATACTAGAAATAGTTTTTTAATATATTATAATGCCAAGATTATTTGGATTTAAAATTGAGGAACCGGAAGACAAATCTTCAAAGATTGTCTCTCCGGTTCCTCCTAATGATGAGGACAAATCAGATTTTTATCTGTCCAGTGGATTTTATGGTCAATACGTAGATATTGAAGGAGTATATAAATCCGAGGGAGATTTAGTAAGAAGATATAGAGAAATGGCACTTCATCCAGAAGTTGATAGTGCCATTGAAGATGTTGTAAATGAAGCAATCGTTTCAGATTCTGATGATTCACCTTTGCAAATAGATTTATCAAACTTACCAGCTAGCGATAAATTAAAAGATAAAATCAGAGAAGAATTTAAGTACATTAAAGAAATAATGGACTTCGACAAGAAGTGCCATGAAATTTTTAGGAATTGGTATATTGATGGAAGAATCTTTTATCATAAAGTAATTGATATAAACAAACCCCAAGATGGAATTAAGGAAATAAGATATATTGATCCACTAAAAATAAGACACATAAGAAGATTAAAGAAAGACCAAAAGGATTTAAGATCTGCATTGAGTAAAATCAATTCCGATTCAAATGTAATTGATTTTAACCCACCAGAAATTGAAGAGTTTTATTTGTATAATCCAAATCAACTCTCTTCAATGACTGCAACCTCTGGTTCCAATTTCAAATCCGAGGCAAGGCAAGTAAGAATTGCTCCAGATTCAATTGCCTATATTACTTCTGGACTGGTAGATAGAAATAAGCAGACAGTTCTATCACATCTACACAAAGCAATCAAGGCACTCAATCAACTTAGAATGATTGAGGATTCTTTAGTAATCTATCGTTTGTCTCGTGCCCCAGAACGCAGAATTTTTTACATTGATGTAGGAAATCTACCAAAGATTAAAGCAGAGCAATACCTTCGTGATGTGATGAATCGTTATCGCAACAAGTTGGTATATGATGCCAACACTGGTGAGATTCGTGATGACCGAAAGTATATGGCAATGCTTGAGGATTTCTGGTTACCTCGTCGTGAAGGTGGCAGAGGAACAGAAATTACAACTCTTCCTGGTGGTCAGAATCTTGGGGAACTTGCAGATATTGAATATTTCCAGAAAAAACTTTATCGTTCTTTGAATGTTCCAGAAACTAGACTTAATTCTAGTGGTGGATTTAGTTTGGGTCGTTCTTCAGAAATTCTTAGAGATGAAGTTAAATTTACTAAGTTTGTCGGAAGATTAAGGAAAAGATTCTCAAATCTTTTTAATGATATGCTGAAGACTCAACTTATCTTAAAAAATATTGTATCTATAGAAGATTGGAATTCTCTTTCCGATCACATTCAATATGATTATCTTTATGACAATCATTTTTCAGAATTAAAAGATACAGAATTATTAAATGATAAACTTGCTTCAGTTGCAGCAATGGAACCATATATTGGAAAGTATTTCTCATTAGAGTATGTTCGTTCCAAGATTCTTAAGCAGAATGATGGTGAAATCAAGGAAATCAACAAGCAGATTGAAAAAGAAATTAAAGCAGGATTAATCGTTGACCCCAAACTTGTTGTTTCTCAACAACAAGCATCGATGCAACCAATAGACCAAGGAATGGATATGGGTCAGGGTCAATCTCCAGAGCAACAATCTGGTGCTGCAATGGGAGAACCAGTAATGGAACCCCAAGCAGGGGAAATATAAATAAAAATAGTTATCTAAATTAATTGAATCATGGAAGAGCTACTTACAATGTTTGCAAATGATGAATCTCCAGCAGAGATTAGTGATGCAATCAAGGCAATGCTATTCACTAAATCCGCAGAAAGAATTGAAGCAGTAAAGCCTTATGTTTCTGCTTCAATGTTCGGACTGGACGATTCATCCGAAGAGGAGTGAGTTATTAAAATGAAATCATACAGACAATTTATTTCCGAATCTATTAATATTGCTGGTGATTTCAATGGAAATCTTTACATCAACGGTTCTGAAAATCAATCAGAACCAGTTGGTGAATCATTTCTTGCGGATGTAGTTTGGGAAGGAAAACTATATCGAATGGAAGTAGAAGGAAAGATGTTAGATAAAAATAAATTAGCAGAACAACTTCAAGGAGAGTATCCTGGAGCAATTGTTCATAACATTTATCCAATAACTGAGAATTCGTTAAAAGTAAGAAAAGCACAAAGATATCAACCAGAAAGACTAACTTGGACTGATTAATAATGGCACAGTGGAATAAGAATACACAAGACTTTTTAAATCAAGAAAGAAGTCTATTTGAAGTTTTTAATGTTGCAACCAGTGATGGTGAGCAAGTAACAGTAGATAACCCGTTTCCAGTATCTCTTGGAAGTTCAAGTATTACGATTAATGGAAGCATTACAATCCCAACAACTGTAAGTGTTGCAAGTTCGGAAGCAAATCCAGTTCATAATCACATCACAGAAGTTGGAACAACTGATATTTTAACTGTTCCTTATCTTCCAGTTGGTGTTGGAACAGTAAATCTAAATCTTACCTATCTTCCAGTTGGCATTTCTTCATTACTGAATACCGTAGCAATATCTAATACAAGTTTTTATATTTCTGGTTTTGGTTCATCGGTTTCAATTTCCAATACTTCATTCTATGTAACTGGAATTGGTGGTTCAGTATCAATTGCAAATACTGGTTTTTATGTCTTAAATCCAGTCACCTCTGTAACTGTTGGAGGAACTGTTTCTATTGCAAATACAGTATCAATATCCAATACTTCCTTCTATGTAACCAATCCAGTCACAACAGTCGCAGTATCAGGTATTGGTTCAACAGTCACAGTTCAGGGAACAGTAGGAATTGGAACAACTGGGCAAGTATCACTCAACCTTAATAGTGCTCCTGTAAGTTCTAGTAATCCCCTACCAGTTACGGGAACAGTATCAATTTCTACAACATCATCAGCATCTGTTACATTTCCACCAATAGCAACTGATGCATTTGGTCGTTTAAGAACTTCAACACCACTTACACTCTTTGATAGTTCTCACAGATATAAAGATAATAATCTTTGGAGTGGTTTAGTTGTAGGAACTGGTTCAACAGTTGGATTTGTAACGGCACAAGGTTTGATTAATATGACTGTTGGTGTTGGAAGCACCGCATCAATCATCAGAGAAACTACAAAAGTATTCTCTTA